CTAAAGTTAGACTCGAACATCCAGCCTACACATTGTTTATCAATATCGGGGGATGTTACTGACGCTACTCCTTCAGTAAATCCGCGATGGTATTCGTTTTGCATCCTGTTCATAACACCTAAACCAATGCCAGGCACAGACGCTACGACCACGATTAAGATCATTCCCCAACGCATAGCTGCCTAATCTTTTTGACATCAATACCAAAAGTTTCATGTACGCGTAGGATGATCTCTGCTGACGGGACTATCTTCTTATTGCGAATCTTTGACAGCGTAGAGATACCGATCTTCATGTGTAAAGCAATAGCACGATCATTCTTGAAACCATGATTTTTAATCAAATAGTCTAACAATTCCATTTTTATCCTTTATAAGTAGTGCAGGGTCACCAGTTCGAGAATACATGAAGGAGAATCTGGCCCCTGCTGCCGGTGTTACTCGCCACTACCGGCTAGGCGTGCAAACATCAAAAGGGTATCGAATCTAAACTATCATCCGTAAACTTTTCCTGCTTTACTGCTGGTTTTGCTTCCTTCAACTTAAATGAGCAGCTCATAAACTTGCCAGACTTACCTTCTTTGAGCCAGGCTGACACATAGACTGCATTACCTGCTAAGTCTTTGCCATCGCCTGAGTAGTCAGGATGATTGTCTGATTGCTTTTGTTGATTCTTGAAAAGTGAGAAGCTGCCTGGTTTTGGATCGTATGCCATGATTTACCTTTATCGTGTGGTGAACTTCTTAATTGCACTGCGCTGCTTGCTATCAAACAAAGACCAAAGAGCTGTTTTGCTATCTGCGTCTAAATCTAATTCGTTAATGAAATCGACTGCACTTTGTACGTCATTCTTTGCAAGAAATCCAATAACCACTACGCCGATGCTGCGTATAGTTTCCTGATCTTCCTCTGACATGGATTGAAACACATCAACAGTAATCGGTTTAGCTGACACAGGCTCGCTAGAATCAATTGCATCGTGTTCGACTATCTCAAGTGCTGTGACGTATAAATAACGGCGGCTATAGGTCTCTACGGCCCCTAGATTCTGAATAGGGTGGCAACCTTTGAGTTGCGCTTCTGCCATTGGGCTAGTAAACGTCACGCATCCACCATTTTCAGTATCAATAATACGTAGAGTAGCCAGCTCAGTACCAAACGATACTACAGGGCAAAGTTTTAACTCAAAGAAAATTGACTGAATTGCTGGCAGGAAGTCGCCAAGCTCAAAGTATTTATATCCTGCAAACTTATTGTGTCCTGACTTTTTTAGCTCTGTGTGCTGCAATTTGATACGTGCTTTTTGCAATTTTTCGTAGACTAGCCATTGTTGCTGTTCTTCTTGCTCTTGTTGCTGGCGCATGATTATTTACCTTTATTTGAATTTTTTAACGATGACCGTATTGAGTGTCCGAAGGTTCGATACAGTTTGAACTTCTTGAGCCTTAATCTGCTCCTTGCGTATTCTGTCAAAAGTTTTCTGTATATTTGTCTTGCTAGAGTGAACATATTTAAACCTTGGGTCTAAGATTGATTTGGTGTTGTTCATTTCTCTCCTTATTGAATGTAAGAAACTAAAAGATACCCTGCAACCAATAAAACTGCAATCACTTTCGGATGTCTTGCAAGCCAATCATCAGTAGCTAGTAGTTTCATTGTTGTTCTTCTTTCATTTTTAAAAAGTTGGCTGTAGTGTATGGAACGCCAATCACTGTTGCTTTGCGTTGGACATCCCACAAGTGATTAATAAACTGTCCTATATTGGTAAACTTAGTTCCTAGTTCCTCATTGATCTGATCCAGAGCTATTGCCATTCCTGCCTCAATTCCTTCAGAGTAAGTCACTTTTCATTCCTCCAAAAAACCATTTATCAAATTTTGCGTTATCTTCTGACTCTTTTTTATCTCTTGCTGCTACCCAAAGTGCGTCTGCTTCATCTTCTTGATACGCTGTTAGGCAAACTAACAGGTCATCTAGTTCTGTAATAAAGTTCATATTAGTAATTCCAAGGAGTTGCGTTTGCTGTTTTTGCTGCTTGTTTTGCTTCTGGCTTTGTAGCGTATGCAGTTTCACTAACAACGTATTCGTTTGTAATTGCAGCACTACGTGACAAAATTAACATCCATTGTTTGTTGCGGCCTTTGTATATATGTGCGTACATTTCTTTCCTTTTCGTTGTTTGTTGGTATGACTGAACTATAGCGGCATACGTTATTTGCTGCAAGAAATACTTTTCTATTGATATTTGTTTACCGATAGCAACAATCAATGACACAAGACTAGAAATAGCTGCATAATTAAATCCAGCAACAAACGGAGATTTTTATGAGTTTATGGCGCAAAAGGAGAATAAAAATGCAAGAATTAGCTAGATGTTCGGATTGTGGTTGGATCGGCGATGCGGAAGATGTAGAGACAGGTAGATGTGAGATGGTGTTTGATGATCCTGTTGATATTTGCCCAAGCTGTAATCATCCAGACTGCATAGCACCATACGAGGAAGTTAAATGATTCATTATCATGGTTTACCAATAACTCCGGCAACAGCTGCTCTTAGGGCAATTTCTGGTGGTCATGCTTTTGTTAGCTTTCGGCATCCAGATCAATTAACAATTGCTTTAGATGCAGCTCAATCATTTGCTGTTGATAATGGGGCATTTAGTGCATGGAAATCTGGCGAGCCTGTAACGGATTGGAGTTTATTCTACGAATGGGTATCAGAATTGCATCGTTATCCAGCATTTGATTTTGCTGTGATACCAGACGTAATTGATGGGGATGAGATTGCTAATGATGCTTTACTAGAAGAATGGCCTTGGAAAACATTAGCTCCTCACATTGGCGCTCCTGTTTGGCATATGCACGAAAGTTTAAATAGGCTTGAAAGGCTTGTTTTAGGATGGCCTAGAATTTGTTTAGGGTCATCTGGAGAATATGCTCAGATTGGAACTTACAAATGGTGGATTAGGATGGCAGAAGCTATGAGCGTTATCTGCGATAAATCTGGTAGACCTTGCGCCAAAATACATGGTTTGCGGATGCTTGATCCGAAAATATATACAAAGTTTCCATTTTCATCTGCTGATAGTACAAACATAGCTCAAAATATTGGGATTGATTCTGCTTGGCGTGGAACTTACACACCACCAACAAAAGAATGTAGGGCAGCTCTAATGCGAGAGCGCATTGAATCAAGTCAATCACCGATGTTTTGGGAACGTAAATTTGCGCCAATACAAGAAAACTTTTTTGATTTTTAAATTGGAGACTAAATAATGGACTTGCCTAAAAAAGATAGCCGTAGATACCAGATTTGTGTGGCTTTTGCTAATTCTGGAATAATGACAGTAGATAGTTTAATTGAAGAATATGGTTTATTTGGATTTAGAGATAGATCAAGCATTTCTCCTCATATATATTTATTATGCAATACAGGATGTCTTAAAAAACTTAAAGACGCATTTATGCCTACTTATGAGTTGAGATTAGCTGTGCAATCATTTGATAAAACTGGTCTTGTTAAATCACGCGAAGCAGTCCCATTTCGGGAGTTGTCTGACAAGTTCATGTTGCCAAAGGTTAGCCCACGAGGTGAGCCACTCAGGGAAATTTCATACATTGGGTTAGGAGCAAGCATTGCAGAACACGTATACCGTTTCTAGTCCTGATTACACTTTTAGGATGAAGTTCTGCCCAGGCTGTAAACGGGCTAGGTCAGAAAAGAACTTTAATGGCGGAGTTCTCTGTAAGATTTGCAGACTGCGTAAAGTTAAGCTATAGTGGCAGTGTGCTTGACGGCACACAAAACGAGTAAGCCTTAGATGGGACTCTGCTGGTTACTCACCAGTCCGTCAACACCAGAAATGGTGAGAGTCTCACCTAGGGCTTTTTTTATTGGAAAAGCTATGCACTACTATCAATTCAATATTGGAGATTATGCTAGTCACACTAGGCATTTAACCATTGTCGAAGATGCAATTTATAGGCGCTTGCTTGATGCTTATTACCTGCATGAACATCCGTTGAACGCCTGTACAACGTCTGTTGCACGTCAGATCAACGCGAGAGAGTACGAGTCAGAAATTAAAACTATTTTGGAGGAATTTTTTTCATTAACGGAAGATGGTTGGGTTAATTTTCGTGCAGATAAAGAGATAAAGCACTTCCATTCCAAGATAGAACAGGCTCAAAAGGCAGGCAGAGCCTCAGCTATGGCAAGATTGAACAGACGTTCAACACCCGTACCAACGGATGTTCAACCAAACATAAAACAAGAAACAATAAACAATAAACATAGTATTAGCAAACCAAACGACGTTTCTCTTGCGGTTTGGACTGACTTTGTAGCTCATAGAAAACTAAAGAAAGCAACTATTACCGAAACGGTAATTAATTCAATTCGTAAAGAATCTGAAAAAGCTGGTATTTCCTTTGAGGATGCTTTGGCTGAAACTTGTGCTAGAGGATGGCAAGGCTTTAAGGCAGATTGGTATAAAAAGCAAGAACCTGCAAAACCAGTATCAAAACTCAAATACTGGGAAAAAGGTTATCAGCCATGAAAGGCCATGTAGAACTACTCAAGTTGCGTATAGAAGGTTTTAAGCCAAGAGGCTTATGGGTGTGCTATGGACATGATCCGCTAAAGGGCTGGAATACTTGGTCTAAGGCTGGAGACACATTGGCATTTCCTGAAATTGAGATATTGCCGATAGAAAATATCAATCAACTAGACTTGCGGTTTGCTGTAGGCTTGACAGTACACATTGCAAGCAACGAAAACATCACAAAACTAAAGAAAATC